AACCCCGCGAGGCCGAAACCTCTGCGGGGTTTTCTGTTGCGCCGGGCTCAACTGTCAAGTCAGACTTGAATGTTTGAGTCGATTGAGCCGATAGGGTTGCCATCTTCGTCGTCGGCCTCGGGTTCCTCCCGGGCGGCGACCACCTTGCGGAACTCGCGCCAGACTTGCGACTCCCGCTTGAGGAACGCCAGGTAGTCGTCGATGTCCGTCAGGCTCGGAAGCTGGGCGGGGGCTGCGGGGCGTGGGATCACGGGGAACTCCTGGTTGGGGAAACGGTGCTTCGGTTTCAACCTGCGGAACCGCAGGTTGGTTCAGAACGGCTCGTCTTCATCGTCGCCGCCGAATCCTTCCTCCTCGTCGTCTAAGTCGTCGGCGAGGAACGCAGGGGCCTTAGACCTGGACTCGGCCAGCCTAGCGGCCCGCTCTTGGCGGTCGCGTTCCAACCGCTCCTCGTACTCGGCGTTCGCCTTGGCGACGATGCGGCGATGTTCGGAGTCCACGAACACCTTGGCGACGTCCTGGAGCTTCATGACGACGCCATGGTAGTCCTCGCCTTCGAGGACTTCGGCGTCGAGCGTGACCGACGCGGAGTGGTTGGCGTAGGACTCGACCGGGTCGTTGAACTTGCGGCTGGCGCCGACGGTCACTCGCGTAATCCTGGGCATGACCCCTCCGGGCACCTAATGTCAAGTTCCCGAACGCCTTGCGGGAATTCGCTTGACATTTCAGACCGTTCGTGTTAAGATATAGGCTCGCGGCGATCCGCCCGCCTACGGGTTGATTCTACCGCCCCGGCGTACTTATGTCAACGCCGAGAAACGAATAATGGTCAAGATTCACCGGCCGGTCCCCGGCCTCCCACCTAAGCTACCGGGAACCGTACGATGACCCATGACTCCCCGGCCGCCGCCGACGCCTGGCTGTTCACCTGCATCTCGGGCACCCTGGGGCACCTGCTGTTCGCCCAGGCCGACATCGTGGCGATGGGGCCCCCGTTCCTCCAGGAGACCTCGTCTTGGGTGGCCATCATCGGCCTCCTGGGGGTCATCGTCCGGGCCTGGGGGTCGCGGCAGAGCCACTCCAGGGCCATGGTGGACCGGGACTCCCAGATCATCGACCGGGACACCCGTATCGCCGAACTTGGTATCAAGGTCGGCGGCCTCCAGGACTCCCTCGGCAAGTGCGAGGTGCTGCTGGAAATCTACCGGGGCTTGTGCAAGTCGGCCGAGTGCCCGCTGCGGGCCCAGGCTGCGGCCAAGGCTGCGGCCAAGGCTGCGGCCAAGGCCCAGGGTTGATGGACGCCCCGCTGGCTCAACGAGTGAGGGACCGGAACATGAAGGGTCAACTCAGCCGCAAGGCCGCCATCGACATGCAACTCGACGCCGGCATCCTGCTGGAGCGGATGGAATTCGGCCCGAAGCCCCTCGTCGAGCTTCGGGCCGCGACCCGCGAGGGGTACGGCTTCATCATCCCGCCCACCCTGTTCGTCCGGCTCACGCGGCTGGCCTGGAGGGGCTGGCAGGCGGAGAAGGCGGAGCGGTCCGCCCGGAAGGCCGACGCGGCTTGCTCGGGCTCCCGGGCGGACGCCTAGGTCACCAGGGCTCCATCGGGACCATCCCCAGCTTCAGGGTTCGGGTGGGCCCGTCGAGCAGGATGTAATCGACGCAGTGGAGCACGTCGCTCCACGGGACGTCCATGTACATCCCCGGTATGGGCGGGAAATCCAACAAGAATCTCGCGTTGTCTCGCTCGTCGGCGATGTTCACGAGCACGACATCCCTGGGGAACCCGGATGTCGCATGGGACGGCTGCTGGGCCGCCGTGGCATCGCGGTCAGTCATGGACCACCTCTCCCGGTTTTCCTGGTAGCGAATCTTGGTGCGAACCCGAATCTGTCGCGTCTTCCGGCGGGGGGGTCGGGCCTCCCGCTAACACCGCCCCCTTTATTGATTACACAGTAAACTGGAAATTTGTCCAGTAATTCTTCAAAAAACGGCGGACCCTGTTCGGCCATGCTGCCCTCGCTGCACACCAGAACGCCCACCCCGGGGCAAGACCGAGAAACCCCTGGCGGACCGAGAATTTAAGCGACAGGTTCCGCGAATGTCAAGCATCTGTAGAAAAACGACCGAATTAGCCCCGGAACATTGACCGTAGGAATTCGGCGTAGCCTGCCGACTGACCTTTATGTCCGACCACACACGGCACGACCTCTGCCTGAGACCCAAGGACCCGCACGACTGGCGGTGGACGTTCCTGAAGCACGTCGCCGACGGCAAGTCGAAGGCCGTGGCCGCCGCCCTGGCCGGAAAGTCGCGGCAGTGCGTCCACGAGCAACTCAAGAAGCACGACAACTTCCGGCGGAAGTACCACCACGCCAAGATGTCTCACGTCGAACTGGCCGAGACCAAGTTCAAGGAAATCGCCCTCAACCCGACCCACCTGTACAACTACCCGGCGCTGGTGGCCTACCTCAAGGCGTACATGCCCGGCCTGTACAACCCCAAGCCCAAGCCCGAGATGCAGGGCATCAGCCCCGAGTCGGTGGCCTTGATCCTCAACGAGGTACTCAAGGACCCCGACCAGTTCGAGGCGGCCTATGTGAAGGTCAAGGCGCTCGCCGACGAGCAACGCAAGAAGGAGCGTTGACGCATGGCCTCCGTCTACGACTGGCTGCGGGACCTCGAAGATGCGGTCGCCATGCGGGTCTTGGCCCGCCAGTATTACAACGACCCGGTGGCGTACGCCCGAGACAGGCTGAATGTCAACCTGGCCGGCAAGCAGATTGCCATCGCCAACGCGGTCAGCGAACCGCCAGGTCGCGTCTGGGTCAATAGCTGCAACGGCTTCGGGAAGTGCCTAAGCCGCCACGACGTTGTCACGCTGGCGGATGGCTCTCGCGTTCAGGCGGGATCGCTCATTGGGGAAGAGTTTGAACTCTTGGCTCTGGTTGACGGAAAGCCGGCCCGCGTAAATGCGAAAGCTGACTGGAATCAACTGGAGCCCGTCTATGAGATTACGACCGCAACGGGGCTCAAGATTATCCGTAGCGGAAACCATCCGCTGTTCGCCGGGAACGGCCTGTTCCGGTCGGGCAGCCGGCCTATTATCACGCCGCTTGGCTGGGCGTCCGCATCGTCCTTCAAGGAAGGCGACTTGATCGCCACGACCGAGGAGTTGCCTGCTTTCGGCGATTCTTCGTTGAGCGACGAGGAAATCAAGGTGTTCGCCTACATGATTGCCGAAGGCAGCCTGATTGGTTCGGCGTGCCTTTTCACTCAGTCGCCCGGAGTCAGGCTAGAAGAGTTCCAGGAGTGCGTTGCCGCGATGGGGTGCGATGCCAAGCCGACCGGGACATCGTACGGCTATTCGGTAAAGGACAACACTGGAGAAACCTACGGCAGGTGCAGGTGGCGCAAGAATCGAGTCCGCCACATGCTCAGGGATGCCGGATTGACGGGCAAGCACTCTCGGGACAAGTTTGTTCCCGACGAGGTTTGCCGGCTCCCGAAGGAAAAGCTGGCCCTGTTCCTGTCTCGGCTCTACGGATGCGACGGATGGGTGGTCGCGAATCCGGCCAAGAACGGTCGGACCAACACCGAGGTTGGCTATTGCTCCGCGAGCGAACGGCTTGTCCGGGACGTGGCCAGCCTCCTGATTCGATTCGGGATTCGCCCAAAGGTTCGGTATCGCTCGACCGTAAACGCTTGGTGCTGTGAATTTCATACCCGCGAGGACATCGAAATCTTCGTGCGGGAAATCGGCGCTTTCGGGAAAGAGGAAGCCTGCGAGCGTGCGGTTTCTATGTCTTCCGTCAAAACCAAGACCCTTGGGTGGCCCAAAAAGAACGCTCCGCCTGGGACGCGATGGGACAAAGTCGTTTCCGTCAGGGAACTTCCGCCCGAGATGACAGTGGCCATCGAAGTCCCGGAGCATCATACGTTCCTGACGGACTTCTACGAGCATAACTCGATGGTCTCAGGTTGTTTGGCTGTATGGTTTTACGACACGAGGGCTGAAGATTGTGCCGTCTTGATGACGGCCCCGACCGATCGGCAGGTGGTCGAAGTCCTTGGCCACGAAGTCAGGAAAGCCTGGGGTAATCGGCCCGGTATTTACCCGAAGCAAGTCAAGATCGAAGAGAAGACAACCGGGCGGCTTCTCCTGGGATTCACGGCGGCCAACGAATCGTCGTTCCAGGGTCTTCGGCGACGCAAGACGTTCGTGGTCTTCGATGAGCATAACGGCATCGAGAAGCCCATTTACGCCGCCGCTCGCGGCATCCTGACCGGCGACGAGACGATCTGGCTCTGCCTGGGGAACCCGACCGACCCCGGTTCTGCCGCCCGCTTCGAGGAGAAGATGGGCAATTGGCACTCAATTCGTCTGTCTTCGTTCGAGCATCCCAACACCCCGCTGGAAATCATGGGGCAGCCCCCGCTTGTCCCGCAGGCTGTCCGATTGAGTCCGCTCCTTGAGAATATGAAGACGTGGGGCGTGTATGTCGGCAAGGCTGAACTCGCTGGCATCGACTTGGACTTACTGGACCCGATGACGTACGGCCTGGACGTTCTCTCGGCCGAGCTTGAGGACGCCATCCGTAGGCGGTTCCCTTCGACCGTGTGGCGACCCCTGATGCCCGAGGCGTTCGCCCGCATCCTGGGCCTGTACCCGCCCCAGTCGAGCTACTCGGCGTTCTCCGAGGCCCTCCTGGAGCGTGCCCGGAACCGGGAGATTGTCCCGAGCATCGCCGACCGCATCGTCATCGCCGCAGACATCGCCCGTTTCGGGGACGACGCATCAGTAGTATTCGCACGTCTTGGTCCTGTCTGCATCCACCACGAGAAGTTCTACAACCGGGACACGAGCTACACGGCCGGTCGTCTCAAAGAGTTAGCTCAAATATTGACGGACATATACCGTCCCGGCTCCGACCCCAAGAAGGTCGCGATTTACGTCGATGACGACGGCGTTGGCGGCGGCGTGACCGACCAGGCCGACGGGTATATGTTCCTGCCCATCCGGGGCGGCACGAACGCCTACGACACCGAGCGTTACGTCAACCGCCGGTCGGAACTCCACTTCGCGGCCGTGACGCGGCTGGAGTCGGGGATGATTGACTTGACCGGCCTGCCCAACGACGTGTACCAGGAACTCCTCAAGCAGGCGATGGTCGTCCAGTACAACCTCGACGGCATGTCCCGGCGGCGCATCGAGAGCAAAGACCTCATCAAGAAGGCCGACCGCCTGGGTTACAGCCCGGACGACCTGGACGCCTTCGTGTACTGCTTCGCCTCGGCTGGCGACGGTCCCGGCGCCAAGCCCAGTTCGGCGCCCATCGCCCGCCGTAACGTGCTCGACCAAAGCTCGTTCTCCCGGACGGTGGCCCCAGAGGGCCGCCAGGAATCGTCGGCGACCCGCAAGGAAGAACGCCTCGCCCATTACCGCAGGCGGAAGCCCTGATGGAAATCCGGCGCCCGGCCTCGCTCAACTCCCGGGGGATGCGGCCTTACCGGAACCTCGGTTCCGGGTCGGTCTCCCGCCACGCCGCCGAACTGTCGGTCTCCGGCGGCGGTCGCGAGGCGGACATCCCGCCCGACGCCATCGACCTGGATGCCCTGTCCGAGGCCGTCAGGCAGATCCGCGACGAGTCGGCCGAGGACGCCGCCTCCGCCAGGGACCGGGGCGACCTGATGGCCTACGGGTCAGCCCTGCGGAAGCTCGCCGAGGCGGTGTTCTTCGAGATCGGCATGAGTTGCCGGATGCCCCTGGCCTACCGCGACCACTACGACCGCGCCTTGAAGGCCCGCGAGCGCCTCGGCGACCCCGATTACGCCCAGTACCAGAAATTAAAGTCGCGTTTCGAGGATGGCGATGGAACCGTTTGAGAGCCACAGGATTGATGTCGGTTCGCACATCCTGAGCGCGGAGCCCAAGGCGGTCCCGGGCGCCAACCGGAACTGGATGCGTTCCGGGGCCCATGCCGGCGTCATCGAGGACGTGGCCCGGATCGCCATCCCGGAAATCGCCCGCGAGGCCAACGCCCGCCTGGTGGGCCGCCAGGCGGCCAAGCTGCACCCCGAGGACGAGTCGCGATTCCCGATCTCCCACGTCGACACGTTCCAGCAGGTGTACCAGTCGGTCAACCGGACGTACTACACGAAGTACGACGAGGCGCTCAAGCATTCGCGCGAGAACGCCCGGATCATGGAGAACGACACGCTGCTGTACTCGCTCCAGCAGCGGCGATTCATCCCGACCTGCATCCTGACGCACCAGTTGGAAACCGACGACCCGGACAACCCCGAGCAGGCCGCCATCGCCCGTCGGTTTGACCGGATGATTAACAAGATCAAGCGGTTCCACTTCTTGAAGCGGCAGTTGAACAGCGGCAACTGGCAGGGCCACGCCGGGGCCCAGATGTTCCACCAGCGGATCATGGTCGACGGGGCGCCGGCGATGGTCCCTCGCCGATGGCTGCCGATCCACGGCGACAAGATCGTCTACGGCTGGGACCACGAGCCCGCCATCGCCGTCCGGGCCGGCTCCGATTCCGCCAAGCGGCACCGCGAGGATGTGATTCGTTTCGAGTACGGCGAGGCCATCTCGCTGCGGCGTCCCCACCTCCGCGACTGCTTCGCGATCCACGAGTTCGAGCCGGCCGACCGCGATTTTTTGTACGAAGGCGACCTTGCCGGCCAGGTCCACGGCCTCGGGCTGCGCTCGCGGGTGTATTGGGCCTGGTTCCTGCGGACCGAGGGCCTGTCGTACGTCCTGGACGCTCTCCAGCGCATTTCGTCGCTGGGCATGCTCATCGGCTACTTCGACTCGGGAAACGCCGACTCGCAGGACGCCGTGCTCCAGGCGCTCATCAATGTGTTCCGCGACAACATGACCACGTTCCCCCGGTCGGGGTCGAACACCGGGTCGTGCATCGAGCACATCCAGCCGGGCAACGTGGCCTACGACGTGCTGTTCCGGTTCATGGAGTACATGGACGAGTTGATGCTCTTGACGTTCCTGGGGCAGACGCTCACGTCCAACGCGGGGGCCACGGGTCTGGGCTCGAAGGTTGCCGAACTCCACTCGGACACGAAGCTGCAAATCATCAAGTACGACGCCCTGTCGCTGGCCGAGACCATCAACGACGAAATCATCGACCCGATGATTCGGATGAACCGCTGGAGCTACGGCGGCCGGGTCTACCACGGCACCGACCTGCCGTTCGGCATCAACTTCCGATTCTCGATCGACGATTCCGACGTCGAGGAGCGGGTGCAAGCCGCCGAGGCGCTGAGCACGCTGCAAATCCCGTACGACGGCGAGCCGCTCCGCAAGGAACTCGGTTTCTCGCCGCCCAAGGACGGTGCCGGCGTTAGTGGTATGCCGCCCCAGAGCCCGCTCGACATGGTCGGCACGGGCGCCCAGGCCCCCGAGGGGCTCGACAGCCGCCAGGCCGAACTGCTGGGCCTGCAAACGCCGCCGCCGGCCGGCAGGACCACCGTCCAGATGTCGCGGCGGTCGCACGAGGCCACGGCCAGCCCGGAGGAATCCGTCGCCCGGTATGCCGCCAGGCCGGTCCAGGTCCCGCCGACCACGGCCACGTTCTCGCTCCGCATCCCCCGGATGGTAGCCGAGTCGCTGGTGCTCCAGGGCGGCAACCACGTCGATGACCTGCACGTTCCCCTGGCGACCGTCTCCCGCAACGGCTGGGGCCCGCAGGATGTCTCGCGGGCCTACCAGTGCCTCCGACGCCTGGCGAACCGCTGGCGGCCGTTCCGGGGCAAGCTCAACGGCGTGTCGCGCCAGGAACTCGACGGCGCCCAGGTCATCTCGGCGACCGCCGACTGCCCCGGGATGTCCGAGGCCCGCCTGCACCTGTGCCACATCCTGGACCAGGTGGGCCTGGAGCCCGACGCCAACCACGCCTGGGCCCCCGCCGTTCCCTTGGCGAAGGTGCAAGGCCACGAGCCGACCTCGGGAATCCACATCCCGGACCAGCCCGTGGACCTGAACGAAGTCGTGCTGTCCGTCGGCGGGAAGTCCTGGTCTATCCCGCTGAGCGGGACTCGGGTTGCTAGATACCAAAAAGCGGCGGAATTCGCCGGTTCGGCCTGATTGGCCGGCTCACGAGTCGCTGGTGGCTCGCGAATTCTTTTGTGGTCAGTCATCGTATCCTCCCCATTTCGGCATAGGCAGTCCAGGTTAACTATCGGGTCGCGATGGTGGCGACCGCTCGCGCACGTCCGTTGTCATCTGGCCGCTTCTTGCGTGAAGCCCGGACTCCGCCGCCGTTATCCCATACCTATCCACCGGTATTCGCCCACAACCGAATCGTAGCAGCGGGTCAAGTATAGTCAATGGTCGCCTTCGGGAATTCCTAAATGCAGCCCCAAATCTTGACCCTGTCGGCGCTCCGGGATTCGTCCCGGTACACCCTGGTGCCGCACGTCCCGATGCTGGACATCCACGAGCACATCAACGACGAGAAGCCCGAGGTCGACGAAGACCTGCTGGAACTCATCGCGAGGAATACCAACGAGCGGATCGCCAACCTGGCAATCCCGGCCGGCAACGCCGGGCACACCTGCGAGCCGGGCGAGTGCTCCGAGGACGAGCAGCCCGAGACCATCGGGTATGTCATCAACTGGGAGGTCGACGAGTTCAACGGGCGGCCCTGCCTGTACGCCGACGTGTACTACCGCAACGACAAGCTCAAGCTCGCGAAGAAGCTGCCCTACCGCTCGGTGGAGCGGTACATCAGCGACCGGCCCGACCGGAACTTCATCGACGCGGTGAGCTTCCAGAAGTCGGCCCCCGAGCGGGACCTGGGCGTCCTGGAGTTCTACCACCGTTCGATGGAGCCGGGCGACACCATCGTCCGCTACGGCCGCGACATGCCGGCCAT